ATTTAAGAATCATCAGTTAGACTTTATAGAAAAATGATTATCCAAATGATATAATTGTTTGTGTTCATCAATGAATTTTTGTCGGAAATATTCTCTATTTACAGGATTGTTAAAATCCCAACGACAACCTTTATCATCAGTTTCTAAAGTTTCTATAACTTCAAAAATAAGACTATTGATTTGGCTTTGGGTGCAAAGTTCATTCTCAACTTTTATTTTATTATTTTCTAAAAGTTGATAAAGAAATTGAAAAACTTCTTCTAGTTTATACATAACCCCTAAATTTTCTAATTCTGATATTTTCATAATATTTTCCTTTATGTTGTTAGACTTGATTGTCTAAGACAAAGCTACCTGCGTTCGCTCGGTAGCTAAGTTTCGATTATTTAAATCTCCTCAGTTAGACTAATGTTGGTAAAATGAAATATTGGAAGAGTCGTAAGGTTCAAAGTAATGGTCTATCGTTTCGAATTGCTTTAAAAATTCGTTAAGAACCTCATTTGAATTGTATTCCTCTTCTGCTGGACTAAATAGATCGTACCCCATATCGTTTAAGTTTAGATTAAGGTGATCGCCATGATCCGATATTCTAAAATAACCCATGTGATTGTGTAACTTCATATTCGGGTCTTTAACACTAATATCTATTATGCCGTCAACTTCTTTGACAATGGTTTCACAAGATAATTGTTTCTGATTGAAATGCTTTAAATTTTCAACGTTAGTTGGACAACCACACGCTTTTGCGAAGGAGTTCCATCTTTCTTCGTCAACATACCGACCAGCTTGTTTGTTATTTTCTCTTGCTTTAATTTCTGCAAGCCAAAGAGCGTTGTCCTCTACAACAGCTTTCCTCATGTTATTATTTCTATCGGTTAGCCACTTTGCTAAGGATTTTGCCAGTTTTTCTTTTGTTAATTTTTTCATTATATTTTCCTTTCGTTGTTTAAGAATGACCAAAGGTTTCATAAACAGGTCATTTTCGGATATTAAATCCTCCTCAGTTAAACTTTATGAAAAAGGAAAAATATTCTTTTCTTCTTTTGTCATCTCTAAAGCTAATCTTTTAGAGGAAGGGTGTGGTTAGGAGTAAAGTCTCCTCGTTTTATACTACGATCTTCGGAGCAACCTAGGGTAGGAATTTCTTCCCTTTCGATCAGCTTTCTATACGGTAGTCGGTATAGCGATCTTCGCTTCCCTAACTGACTGCCTCGTGGGACTTTGTATGGTTTGAAGATTGATATAATATCTTCGGTGCATCAGTTAACTACCAGGATAAAGAAGCGAGTCGTTACTGTCAACATCTAAAGTAAAGAAGCTTACAGTATCTTTTGTGTAGCAAACTGCTTGCAACGCAAAAACAGCTTTGCAACGTAAATGCAATCGTGTTTTCAGTTAGATTGCATTGTAGCAAATGATAGCAAGCTGTTCCATTCAGTCAATATAATCAATGACTTGGACGATTGCATAATAGCAAATGATAGCAAGTGGGGTTTGAAATTCTTTTAAAGATTGCAAGATTGCATCTGCTTTTAAGTGTATGTAATACACTTAAAGCTATGCTCTTGCTATTAAGTGAACATTGAATCTTCTTTGATTAAAGTTTATATTATGAGTCTATTTTTTAGCACGTTTTTACTAAGGAGAGAATCATGGCAGGACAGCCGATAACAAGAAAAGCAATTAATCATTTAAAAGATATTGGGCTTGAGTCTTTAGACGCTCGGTTACTCGAAGCAGTTGCCGAGGGATATTCATTTAATCAAATCATCAAAGGAAAGTGTCCGTTGCTTAAGGACTTCACTCGACCAAATAAAGATAGTCTGACTTGGTTCGTGTTCTATAAGTATTTGGACTTGCCACGTTCTTCTACTAAGAATTTTAGGGAAGAAGTAATGCGTGTGAGAGAAGAAGCCCAAAAGGAATTAGCTCATCAAACGCTAGAGGAAGCTGTTGAGATAGTGGACAGTTGTGATCTTGATAGTGAGTCAATCAACAAAGCCAAACTCCAGTTAGATGTCAGGAAATGGAAAGCTGGCAGTTACAACACAAGATTTAAAGCTGGTAATGCAACTGACATTAAGGTTAATATATCGACTCAAGACTTGCATCTGGAAGCTTTAAAGATTGATAAATGATTGTCAACTTGCTACAGCACATTGACGATATTAAGTAACTCATTGATTATACTAGCTTTTATTGCCCGACCACCCCCTTTGTTCTAGTAGTAGTGCTTGATATAGCTTATTGCCCACACACTAATTTGAACTTACTCGCTAAAAAAAAAATTTTTTATTTAGAATCATTTAAAATAAATAAGCAGAAACGCTATATATATAGTGTCAAAGCAAGGAATCATAAATGGTAACGAGATATGATGCCCAGTATGATGTTCAGTCATATTTGAACGCAGTAGCAGAAGCCAAAAAACCGAAACCCCAAAAAGACAAAGTTTCAAAGACTAAGAACGAAAAAATTAAAAATGCCACGTGACGATATATACGAAGCAATAGATGTTGGGGATATGTCAGGCGAGGTGACTGAGGAATTTCATAATGAAGCTTCCCCTTCAGAGGAAGAAATTCAAGGTATTGTGGGCTCTGCTCTTGATGACGCTAGCGATTTCATTGATAACACCGTTTCACCACTCAGGGCTACGAGCGTTGACTACTATCAGGGTAAGCCATTCGGAAATGAGGAAGCTGGGAGAAGCCAAGTTGTATCGCTTGACGTCCACGACACGATTGCTGACATCATACCCAGTCTTATGCGAATCTTCTTCTCAAGTGAGAATGTCGTAGAGTTTGTTCCTTTTGGAAAAGAGGACATCAAACTTGCTGAACAGATCACCGACTATATCAACAGAATAGTTTTACAACAGGACAACGATGGCTTTCCTGTTTTCTACAATGCGTTCAAAGATGCGTTGTTATGCAAGAATGGCTTTATCAAGTATTATTGGGACACGGTTGCCCATGCTGAGTATTACTCATATTCAAGAATAAGCGACAACGAACTCGCCGTTTTAGAATCTGATGATGAAGTCGAGATAACAGAAACCATATCCTATCCTGATCCTGCCTTTCCTCAGGCACAGGCAGAAGTTGAAACAGAAGAACAGGTTGAGGAAGTTATTCCCGAACTGATGCAACAGTCTATGATGACACCGCAGTTGCATGATGTGAAAGTGACTCGGAAGAAAGAGCATGGTAGCGTTAAAATTGAATCGGTACCTCCTGAAGAACTGCTAGTGGACAGAGATGCAACTTCCATAGATGATGCTTACGTTATAGCTCATAGACGGTATCTTACTGTTTCTGATCTTGTTGAAATGGGTTACGAATATGATGATATCCAACAATACGCTTCGCCTTATGAATCGCAGTTAGATGATAATCCAGAATATCAAGCCCGACATTCTATGCTTGGAACAGGAGTAAATGCAGACGAAGATGATGCAAATTTAAAAGTTCAGTATATTGAAGCGTATATGAAAATTGATATGACTGGAGATGGCATAGCCGAGTTAAGACGATTATGTTGCATGGGGGATAATCACGAAATAAAACGCAATTACGAAGCCAACCAGATTCCTTTTGTGACTTTCTGTCCTGATCCCGAACCGCATACTTTCTTCGGTCTCAGTATTGCGGATATCACGGAAGATATACAGAAAGTGAAATCAATGGTTATGCGATCCATGTTGGACAGTTTAGCATTGAGTGTTCACCCTAGAGTTGCTGTTGTTGAAGGGCAGGCCAACATAGAAGATGTTATGAATACAGAGATTGGTGGTATTATTCGTCAACGTAATGCAGGCGCAGTTCAACCTTTTAATCTGCCATTTGTTGGTAAGGATTGTTTTCCTATCTTAGCGTATCTTGATGAAGTGAAAGAAAATCGAACAGGGATTTCCAAAGCGTCAATGGGTCTTGATCCTGATGCGTTGCAATCGGCTACGGCTTCAGCGGTTCAAGCGACTGTTCAAGGTGGTCAACAGCATATTGAATTAATAGCGAGAATATTTGCAGAAACAGGAATGAAACCTCTGTTCAAAGGTATCTTTGAATTGCTTGCTCGTCACCAAGATAAGGAAAGAACTGTCCGATTACGCAACGAATGGGTCCCTATTGATCCTAGAGTTTGGGAAGCTCACATGGATTGTGTGGTGAATGTTGGGCTTGGTAATGGAACCTCAGAAGAACGCATGAAATATCTGGGAATTATTGCTCAGAAACAGGAACAGATATTGCAAACACTAGGTGTTCAAAACCCTCTGGTTGAAATGACTCAATACAGAAACACTATGGCAAAAATGGTGGAGTTGGCTGGATTTAAAGATGCGGGAATGTTCTTTAAGGAAATCCCACCTATGACACCACAACAGCAGGCCGCTATGCAACAACAAAAGAAACCTGATGTTTCCGAACAACTGATTCAAGTGCAGATTCAACAGATCAAGGCGGATATGGAGAAAGCCAGTGCAAGATTACAACTTGATGAAGAAAAAATGAAACGCAAAGATGATTTGGATAAAGATAAGTTAGACGCAGACATCATGTTGAAAGCCGCAGAGATAGAAGCGAAATACGGAACACAAGTTGAAACAACTGTTATTCGGGCATTAGTGGAAAGAGATAGAGAGCAGATGAAAACGCAACAAAGATTAATTAGTGATGCGGCAAG